TCATGTACGACCGAATTCACTCAAGAAGTGTTACCCGTAACAACCCGCCCCATTTTATTGAAATGTACTGTTGTGAATGCGGCAGGATTTATCCTGCCACCAACCCGGGCCTGCCTTGCCGGGCGTGCCGGTCCCAGGCGGTGGTGCCTGCCGGGGGGTGGCGTCCGGAGAAGACCCGGCGCAAGGCAAGGGGCGTGTCCCGTGTATTGTGAGGTTTATAGGGCCACTATTCCGGAGAAGACGTGCGTGTTGCGGCAAAAGGTCATGGCCGCAGGTCCCGGAAAGTGTTCAGGGCTCTTCATAGTGGATTTATACAGCCAGTTTATCGGGTGCCGTGGGTGTGCTGCGGGCCTGGCGCTTTATGGAAAATACAAGAAAGGAGTGTACAAGCATGTCAGACGTTAATTTGAATGAATATATGACGGACGGCCAGGGCCGTTTGGTGCACAAGGACAATGTCAAGGAGATCGACAAGGCCCGGGACGATATGGTTCGGCGTATAGTGGAAAAGGCGCAGTTGCTGCAGGACGAGATGGCTAAGTTCAAGGACGTCGCGATGTCGGAAATCGACGCGTTTGTGGATATGTCCGCAGCAGATTACGGGGTGACCCTGGGCGGGAAAAAGGGAAATTTGAATCTGTTCAGCTATGACGGCAAATACAAAATTCAGGTGCAGGTGGCCGAGTATGTTGTGCCTGACGAGCGGCTGAACGCTGCAAAGGCGCTTATCGACAAGCTGTTGAATTCATGGACTCAGGGCAGCAGATCCGAGGTGAAAACGATCATCAACGACGCGTTTGCCGTTGATCAGGAGGGTAAGTTCAATCTGCGCCGTATTCTTGGGCTCCGACGGCTGGAGATCCGGGACCCGGACTGGAAAGAGGCCATGGATGCCATTTCGGACAGTTTACAGGTGATAGGGTCCAAGCGGTATATGCGGGTGTACGAGAGGGTTGGAAATCAGGACCAACCCAAACCCATCAGCCTTGATTTTGCTGCGTTGTAGGAGGGAAAGATGCTTAAAGAAAATCGTGAATCAAGCAAGAAACAGCGGCAGTTGATTGCCATGGCATGCGGTCATTTCGGTATCGGAAAGACGGACAAGCAAGTGATGCTGATGACGAGGTACGGCGTCAGCTCCACCACTGAGCTGACCTATGCCCAGGCCGAAGAGGTTATTGATGATTATGTACGCAAAGGGTTTGTGATCAAGTCTGAGAAACGGCCGTATTTCCGGCGGCAACGGCCTGTGGCCGGGGCGCACCGGAAAAAAACGGGCAAGGTTACGGCTATGGCCACCCCGGCGGAACTGGAGAAGATCGACGCCTTGGCCGGTCTGATCGCCTGGCGGGCGGAGAACGGCATGGTCAAATGGATGCGAAAACGGTTTAAAATTTCGCAGGTTAAAACTTCCCGTGACGCCTTTGTGGTGATCGAAGGGCTTAAGGGGATGTTTGAGAATCAGATGAAAAAGGCCCATGGCCCGGACTGGTGGTTGGCCGATCATGAGGATGTGGAGATCTGCTTTTATATTGCGGAACACTTCCCCCATCTGGTGGCCGGTGCTGTGGTGCCGGCGTATGCCAGGGTAATGGAGACGGCATGAGCCGCAAGAGAAAATACACCAAAGCCGAAGCCCTTGGGCTTAAACGGCGCATCCGTGATATCAGGGCCGGCAGGTGCTATTGTTTTGTGCTCGGTGAGGCTTTGGCGGAAAAGCGGGTCTCCCGGGCAGCGGTTGAAGCGATGAAGCAGTTAAAGGCCCGGTGTCCCCTTCATGTGTCCGGAGAGTGCCGGCTTTGCCGTGAAAAATTGGATCAGGGCGGAATCGATATTTTTGAGGCTGCAGGGGATCTGGGGCTGAGAGGAGCAAATGATGAGACGTGAGACAGGCATAATGTTGATTGTGGTATTGGTAATGTGTGTGGGGATTGCGGTGTGCCATATCAGCTGGGCCATGGACATAGAACGGGAAATCGCAATGCTTAAGGCAAAGGTTGCTGCTTTGCAGGCGGTTGAGGTGTCTGAATATGAGGTGCCCGTGATTGATGCGATACCTGTGGCGTGTTCTAACGGGATTAAATACTGAATTAAATGGAGGACGTATGTTTTATACGCAAAAAGACATTGATCAGATATCAGTAATCGCGTCAAATACAGTAAAACAAGAGTTTGCAGAACATGGCGACTGTAACCCTCCTGTAATTACACCAGGAATGGTCCGAAACGTTTTAAAGGTGGCAGATGCAATATCATCAGGCTCGTCGCCATGCAGGAATACCGGTTGTGAGCATTATGACACAACTGATCCTGATGGGTTTAATTGCCCGCTCTTTTATCCTCCCAGCTCAGAATGTGAGGGGTATAGGAAATAATATAGAATCGGGCAATGACAAATAGTCAAGAGAATGGCTTTGAGTCGGTTTGATGATGTATTAAATGGAGCAAGGAAACTATCATGACTAAATTTATTGTCGTCTGGCTGATAGCAACGCTTGGAGCTTATGTGGGCTTAAATATTTTAAAAAAACCAGCACATATCTGGCTTTGCGGGGTGCTTACGATGGTCGTGGCAGACACTGTGTACAGAGTTATTTAATCGGGCATTAACTGTAATGGAGGAGTTATGAGTTATCAAGATTTTGTATTTCAAAATATGCTTGGTATGGATAAGGCCGCTTTCTTACGCAAAGCCGGATTAATGCGGAATCCAGAAGGGTTTGAAAAGCCTGGATACTGTCCAATTTGCAAAAAAGAATTACGCCAAAACGATCAAGGAGACCTGTATTGTACAGATTGGAACCCCGGGTATGAAAAGGAAGGTGGTTGCTACTGGCATCGGTATGCCGATGGGTTAAATTATTGGTCAGAGCCTGAAGAGATATTCAAAGTCATGGCTGAAAACGATCCAGAATTTAAGAAAATGTACGACCAGGCAAAATCAAGATTATAATATAAACAATGACTATGAACCTTGAAAAAATAATCTGCCAGGTATGGGTTGCATTATTCGGCGGGGCTGCGATCTGGCTGGTGGGTAGGCGGGAGCGCTGGGGCCGGTGGGGTTTTATCTGCGGGTTGCTGTCTCAGCCGGCATGGCTTTATACATCGGTGAAACATGGGCAGTGGGGCGTTGTTGCTCTATCGATCTGGTATACCTATGCCTGGCTCCAGGGAATTTATAATTATTGGATTCGGAGTAAACGCGATGGACAAGCGGCGGATCGTTGAAATGGCAAGGGATGCGGCTTTGATGAACTGGAGAGATAAGATTATCCGGCTCAATCGCCTGGAATCTGATATTCAGGCCCAGATTCGTGAATTTGTAGAATTAACAGGTGTTCAGATCAAAGATATTCAGCTTTATGACCCGGTGACGGGTGAAGTGCAGTTTGAAACAGATCTTTAACAGGGAGGTGTTATGAGTCGCATATCAGATGAACAATTCCAGGAGATGCTGGCCCAGGCTGGCCTGCCGGTCCGGGCCAGCTATCGGCCGGGTGAAGTGTGCAGTGTGATCGGCATCTCGCCAAGGACGTTCTGGCGGCTCACCGAACGATATGAGGTCGACCCTGACACCGGGGGGCCTGCCCACCCCAACAGCATTGATTCTTATCTTTTGCGCAGTCACCGCCGGGTCCGGTACCAGGAGATCCTGGCTTACCTGAACCGGAACAACACCTACGAGCGCAGAAACGCGGCTGACCCCAGACAAATGCTTTTGTTTGAAGATTTTCAGGGATAACCCGCCCCTCCCATTTTCATAATTCTTCATTAACGCCCGCCTCATTTTTTTGAGGCGGGCGTTATCTATTGTGCCAAAACATGACAAACCGGACAGCTTTTCCGGGCCTCCCATGGGTATAAATAGCCTGTTGAGTTTCAAAATAATATTGATTTCAAGGTACAGGGGAGCGGATGGGAAAACGCGAAGTTGATTCAATTATCATCCATTGCAGCGATTCAGAATTCGGATGTGTGGATGTGATTGATCTGTGGCACAGGCAAAGGGGGTGGAACGGAATCGGGTATCATTTCGTTATCACCAATGGACGGTTGACATCTGATCAGGGCTATTCCGGATTTAATGACGGTCTTATCCAGACCGGGCGGTATATCAACCTGGTTGGTGCTCATTGCAAGGGATTCAATAAGAGATCCATCGGCATCTGCCTGATCGGCAAGCACGGGTTTACGGCCAAGCAGCTCTACCAGGCGCTGCCGGAGCTGCTGGGTAAGCTGATGCTGGAATATGACATCAGTATTGAACAGGTGCGGGGGCATTGCGAATTTTCCAAGGCCAAGACCTGTCCGAATATCTCGCCGGATATCATTCGTAAGATCGCCGAGTATTCGGTCTAAAAGGAGGTCTGGGTGGACCCGTCAACAATCGTAACGTCAGCACCATCTTACATGAAAATTCTCGAAGCCGTTCTGAACCTTGGCCCCATCGGGCTGGTTCTGGTGTTCTGGTATTTCGGCCAACAAAAGACCGATGATAATCAGCGCAGGGCCGAAGAGCGGGTTCAGAAAGTTATGGACCGTTACGCAGCGGACATGAAGGAGATGCGTGACATGTATCTGACCAATGCCTCCCTGGTGAAGCGATATGAGGAGGTGGCCGGAGATCTCAGAGAGGTGGTGATTCTTAATACCCAGGCCATGACCCGGCTGGTGGACCGAATCGACAAGGAGAAGAACCATGAGTGAGCGGTTAATCTGGCAGGGGCAGAAACAGGAAAAATCACTTGCGGCCCAGGAGCTTAAGATCTCCATTGAAGGGATTCGGGACAGCTTGAGGATACTGCTGAACCCCCATACCGACGTGGGAGAGATGGACCCGGAAAAGATCAGCGGGCAAGCGTTTGAACTGGCTGACAAGGTGGCCCGCTACAAGGGGCTTGAAGCCGAAATCAAAAACCTTAACCGGTCTTTGGGTCTGGAATAATGGCCGAAGCGTACCCCTTTGAAGACCGCCTGCAGGCCAGGGGCTGTTACGTTGTGGACGGCATGACCTATGAGCAGGTGGCCGGTGTATCTGGGATATCTGTTTCCCAGTTAAAAAAATGGGGATCGGATGAGGGCTGGGTGGCCCGGCGAAAGGCGTACCGGGAAGCCCAGGCGTCTATCCGGGAGGATACCGTACTGCTGCGGGCGGAATTGCTGAAGAACGCCCTGGCAACTAAGGACGCTCAGGATGTCTATGCCGTGGCGGCCATGGAGAAGATTGCCATTGCACTGGATAAGGTGCATCCGGGCACGATGGGCGCGTTGCCCGTGGATATTCCGGATATGGAATTTTCCGGGCCGGAAGAGATGGTGGACGCCTTGTGGGGTGTGATTGAGCAGCGTGCCGCCGGCATGATCCACGCGCCGGACACGATGGATTTTCGCCAAATCCAGGCCGGGCTTAAATCCTGGCTGGATCTTAAACGCCGGTACGCGGATACAGCCAAACCGGATAAAGGTTTTAAATTTGAGGAGCTTGATGAGGGTGCAAAACAGGCTATCAAGGATATTTACGGTGTTTCCTAAAGCCACCAGGCTGCTGCTGATCCTGCTGGTTGCAGCCGGGGTGCTGTTGTTCGCGGACACGGCTTTTGCCGGGATGTCCCCGGCCGACCGCCGGAAGCGGGCTGTGCCTGCTCCTGCCGAACCGGCCGGGGACCAGGTCGTTATTCCCAAAAAACGTGAGCCTCTGATTCCCCTGACCGAGTACCAGAAAAAGTGGGTGGAAGATAAGTCCAGATTTAAAATCGGCGTGATCACCCGCCAGGGGGGCAAGTCCTTTTCAACATCCCTTGAGGCCGTACTGGATTGTGTTGAAAATCCGGGAACCACATGGGTTTTGCTGTCTGCCGGGGAGCGGCAGTCCAAAGAACTTATCAATAAAGCCAAGATGCACATGAGGGCCATTAATGTGGTCCTGGCTGCCATTGCCACGGAAGAGACGGATTTTTTATCCGCCGACGGAAAAACCGTTTACAAGCAGCTTGAGATTAATCTTCCCAACGGGTCAAGGCTTGTGGGGTTGCCGGCCAATCCGGACACTGCCAGGGGATGGAGTGCCAATATTCTTCTGGACGAATTTGCCCTGCACAGGGACAGCCGGGAGATCTGGTCCGCCATGTTCCCCACCGTCACCCGGGGGTACAAGATCCGGATGATTTCAACGTTTAAGGGCAAGAGCAATAAATTTTACGAAATGTTTTTCTCTTCACCGACCCTGCAGCGCTTTATCGGCCGGGACCATGAAATGGTCGGGGAACGGGGCGGATGGAGCAAGCATCTGTACAGCATTTATGATGCCGTTAAGATGGGGCTCAAACTGAAGGATGAGGAGGGCAATCTCATTGAGCCAGAGGATCTGAAGCTGGCCCTGAATGACGATGACGCATGGGATGAAGAGTTCGGCTGTATTCCGTCTGATGAGGTGTCTGCCTTCTTGACCCATGAACTGATTTCATCCGTGGAGGATGTCCGGCTGCATACCACGCCTGACTGGGCTGATTCGCTGATTAAAAAAGCCCGGGTGCTATACAAGCAGTTTAAAGAGACCAAGGTGAGACCGCCCCTGCCGGTGGAGATATTTGAAGGCGTGCAGTTTCTGGGTGACGTTTATGTGGGCATGGATATCGGCCGGAAACGGGATTTGTCGGTGATCTGGGTGGATCAGAAAATCAAAGATGTTTTGAGCAGCATGGCTGTCATTGAGCTCAAAGCCGAACCGTTTTTTGTCCAGGAGTATGTGCTGCAGACCCTCCTGGAGGTTTCGGGGTTTCGCCGGGCCGGGATTGACGAGTCCGGCATCGGTGCCCAGCTGGCGGAGAATGCACGGGATCTGTTCGGTGAGCGGGTGGAGTGTATCTCGTTTACCCCGGGCAACAAAGAGGCGTTGGCCACAGGGCTTAAGGCTAATTTTGAGGACCGTGGCAGCCTGATCCCGCCGTCCAACACCATTCGCAATTCGCTGCATAGCGTAAAGAAATACGCCACCACCACCAAGCACTTTCGGTTTGATGCGGAACGAACGGACAAAACCGGGCATGCGGATCATTTCTGGGCCAAGGCCCTGGCGGTTCAGGCGGCATCTTCCGGGCCTGCGTCCACAGTCGTGGATATTTTGCCGGTATTCGGGGAGGCCGTGGCATGAGTATCTGGAACATGTTTAAACGCAAGCCAGACACTGTTGATGTGGCCCCCGGGCGTCAGTCTGTTCCGGAAGAGGATCTGTTCGGCGGGATCGGGCGCGTGGCAAGCTTTTACAATATCAAAACGCCTAAGTTTCCCCTGGAGTATCTCAAGATTCTGGAAATTTTGTCCATCTGGAATCCGGATCTTTCCCAGGCTTTGAACATCATCGTAAACCTGGGCAATACCGGTCATGAGATCAAAGTTGAGGGCAGCAAGGCTGAAGCTGTGGTGGACCGGGTAAATGATCTGGCTGCATCGGTATACAGAACCGGGGGCGGCATGGACGGTTTGGTCAATCATCTTCTGCGTCAAATCCCCATGATGGGGGCTTTGTCCGGGGAGTGGGTGGTATCCGACAGGATCGGTGACGGCATCAGTGATGTGGTTGTGGTGCCTGTACGGACCATCCGGTTCAAGTATGAGGACGGGGTCTACCTGCCGCACCAGTACACGGGCGGCGGGATCGGAAGCGCATATGTGGCGCTGAACCCTGTGACCTATTCCTACGCCCCGGTCCAGACCATGGATGACAGTCCCTACGGCATCCCGGGATTTTATGCGGCCCTCAAAAACATTGAGGTGCAGCTGGATGCCGTGGGCGGGCTGTCTCATATCATCAGAAAAATGGGTATTTTAGGATTTTTGGATGTTGCTTTAAAGATACCTGAGCAAAGGGCCGGTGAGGGAGATAATGCGTTTCAACAACGGTGTGACGCCCGGATGAACAGGTATGCCAAAGCCTATATCAACAATTTTTCAAAGGGCGTGGCAGTCCATTACGATGATCAGGAGGTCAAAATCAACAGCATGGGCTCCACAGCTGCGGCCGGGGCCAAGACTGTTTTCAACCTTAACGAAGAGCAGATCTTTTCGGCACTGGATATTCCGCCCTCCATGGCCGGGCGCTCTTATTCAACTACGGAGACTTATGCCGAACAGGACTATGAACGTTTTATCACAAGGCTTTCGAACTATCGCCGGATTATTAAGCGATTTATGGAAAAAGGCTACAACCTGGATTTGCTTCTTTCAGGAATCAATGCGGCGGTATCGGTCGAGTTTAATGAAAATTCCGGGTGGAAAGAAGGCGAAAAGGCCGATGCCGAAAGCAAGAAGATCCAGAACGTTATTTCCAAGCGGGACGCCGGGTTTATCAACGATGATGAAGGTGCCCGGGAGCTGGGATATGAAAAGGCTACAGGCAAGCGTCAGGCTGAACCGTCTCTATCATTTGCGTTTAATGCCAAGAAAAACCGGTATGAATATGTCCGCCAGGTGTTGCCGGCCACCTCCTGCCTGGCCAAAGACGCCGGCAACCGTGTGCAGAATTATGCCGAGGCAATGATCAGCGTTCTGGAGCCGGTCCAGAATAAAGCCATAAATGCCGCTTTAAGAGCAGCAGAAAAGCCGTACAACAGCGAAACGGAATTTTCCGGGGCAGTTATGGCCGCATTGCAGCAAACGCTCTTAAAAGGGCTAAAAACGGCCCGGGTGAATCAGGTATCTGACAAGTATGTCAAAGATGCCTGGCAGCACTACCGCCACGAGGATACCGGGGATATGCCGAAGAAGCAGGCGGTGCGGCGGAAAATGGCCATCGATATCAACCTGACGGACGCCAATGCCATTCGGTATCTGACCTTCATAGACCGGCATTATTTCGGGTCCGGGAACTATCTGGCCAATAATCCGGATGTGGGCGGCAAATTCATCACCTGGCTGGAGACCGAATATATCGACAAGGGGTTGAATATCCGGGATGAAGCCACCATGGCAGAGTTTCGGGAGAACTTCAGCGATATGGTCAAGGAGACCACCTGGCAGAAAATCAACCAGCTGGTGAACACCACCATGGCCCGGGTGCAGAACTTCGGGCAGACCATGAAGCTGTATGAAGCCGGGTTCAAGCGGTTCCGGATTGTGGGGCCTAAAACCTATCCCATCTGTGAATACTGCAAACTTATGGTGGGCCGGGTGTTTGAAGTGGAAGCTGCGGCGGTGCGGCTGTCCGGCATTGTTCAAAAAGGGTTTGAAGACCCCAAAGATCTGCCGCCGTTTGTCACGAATAAATATAAACTTGAAGACCTTGAAAAAGCGACGGATGAGCAGCTGCAGGCCGAAGGGTTTGAAAGCCCGCCTTATCACCCGGAATGCCGGCACCGTAAGGCGGCTGAGGATTAAGGAGACGTACATGCCTAAAAAGAAGAGTTATAAAATCATCAAAGAGGGTTTGGCCATGGCCCGGTTTGACTTGGTGGCCGAAGATATGCCCCTGGTGGACGGCGGGAAACCGTTCTCATTTGATGTGGAAGAACCGGAACAGGAGAATGATGAACTGTATGCCAAACTGTTTCGGTGTTTGTCCGCCACCACCACCCAGTCCCGGTTTTTTGATTTTTCTGCCGAGGGTGTCCTGAAGGCGGCGGTGCACATGTTTGAAGGCAAAACCATATTTGCCAACCATAACATGGACGTGACCCGATGGAAGGGCGTTACCAAAGGCGCTGTGTGGGATGACAAAAACGAGCCCAACGGGGTTAACGCACTGTTTGTCCTGGACCGGGCCGCTGATCCCCTGCTCGTTCGCGGGGTGGAGACCGGGGCTTTAAAATCGGCCAGTGCCACGCTTTGGTTTTCCTATAAACGATCCCATCCGGAACTAAAATATTTTTACGACCATCTTGGCGAAGAGGTGGACGGTGAGACCGTCCGGTTCGTTGTTACCGGCATTTCAAACGTGGGCGAGATGTCCATCGTGTGGGAGGGGGAGGACCGATACGCCAAATCTTTTAACGCCGGATCAGATCCGGAAGATAATTTTAACGGGGAGGAACCCATGGAGTTCAGTGCTGAATTTTTAAAACAGCTTTCCTTGTCCGGAGAGCCGGAAGCCGAGGCTGTTGAAGCGGCGGTGGCAAAGAAAATTGCCGGACTGGAAAGCGATATTTCCACGCTTAAACCGGAAGCAGAGGCCGGTAAAAAGCACCTGGCCGGCACCCGGGAAAAGGCCGTTGCGCTGTATAAGGCGGCCAAGGGGGAAGAGGCAAAGGAGAGTTTTATCACAAACGTGATTGAAAAGGCGGACCTTGAGACGGCCCGGTCTTTTGTGGATGAGTACCAGGGGGCGGTGGAAGATGCCGTGCCTCTTACCTGTCCCAAATGCGGGGAGAAGCTTACCCGGAGATCCTCGGCGTCTGCCGGGGATGAGGGCGGCAAGAGCGTGGATGTCCGGAACTATAAAATCAAGTAGCACCCGGCCGGTCCGGGGAAAGAGGTAAGAGATGTTTGAAGTGGGTTACAGTGGGATCGGCTGTTCCGGTCTTGTGACGTTCCTGGCGGCCGAGGGGCTGACAAAAGACAACGAAGGGGAAGTGGGCAAGCTGTCCGCTGCCCAGACCATCGGGTCATGCTCCGCCGAAGATGTGTTCTATGGCGTCATCGGTGTGGTGGAAGAGGAAAACGGCGTTCTCGGGCTTGCCCGGGACGGGTTTCATGAAGTGGCATACACCGGCACCATCACGGCGGGCCGGGTTGAGCTGGTGGCCGATGGAGACGGCGGGGTCAAGGCCCCGGCCACAGCCGGTACCGGCAGATACTTCCAGGTGGTGGAGGTGAACAGCACGGACGGGCTTTTAACCCTGGACCTTGGGTAGGCCCGGACTGATTTAAGGAGATAAAAATGGCTGTAAAAATTGAAAAGGAAATGTACGCCGAAGCCGGTGCCAAGGGGATCACCCTTTCCGAGCACCTGGAGACGGAGCGGCCCAGTGAGGTGGAAGGGCTGGATGCGTTTGAGTTTGCCCTGTCCGAACGGGATATTAATCTGCGCAGTGATACAGTGGAAAAATTTTACCGCACTGTGGAAGATTCCGTGCTGTTCCCGGAATTCATTAACCGGAACGTGCGGATCGGCATGGTTGGCCTGGGTAAAAAAGACGTAAGTCTTGAGGATATTGTGGCCACCACCACAGTGATTGATTCGGGGGTATACCAGACCGTGAAGGCGGAATTTGCCAATAAAGACCTGGACTTCAAGAAGGTGAGCGAGGGGGCATCTTTCCCCACGGTCAAGATGACCATCGGTAAGCAGTCCATCACTCTGGGTAAGATCGGCCTACAGCTTGAGGCCACTTATGAGGTGCTGCGCCGGATGAAGCTGCCGCTATTGTCCATCCAT